AGGACGCAGCGACATTCACACAACCAGAGGAACAGCCGGGCACGCCATTGCCTGCAGACGCTGACAGCATCGGCGTCATTGGTCGCCAAGCGGACGGTGGCGAGTAACTCCCGCAGCTGCGGCCTGCACCTTCTCCGCAGGTGACGCAGTCGCGCCGGGCGTAACCCGGCAAATACACGAAAGGAAGCGTGATGGCACTGACAACGACACAGGACGCAATGGAATCGCTGCCGCTTTTCGCAGCTGCACGGCGTACAGATCCGGCAACGTCGCACGAGGCTGCGAAGACTGCACCAGTCAGCGAGCACCAGAGGCTGATCATGGACGCACTTGTTAAAGGACCGGCTGGAGCGTCAGGCATTGCTGCTCGATGTGGGTTGAGCGGCCACCAGGTCAACAAGCGACTCACGGAGCTTGCTAAGGCTGGCAGGATCGTTGAGACGGGACGGCTTGTGACGAGTGCGAGTGGACGGGGCGAGAGGGAATGGAGGGTCAACTAATGCAATTTCATGACTTTGTTCCATGCCGCCCCCGCGGCGAGCGCGGAACAAACGAGGAGTTTTTGGACCGCGTGATCCGTTCTCACTCAACAGCTATGACGTACCCGTCTATTCGCGCATCTGGCAGCATTCTCGGGCTGTGCTGCCCGATCATAGAGCGGCTTTGGAGGACAATAGAAAGGCCCTATTACAACGTTTTTCCGATTGCAATTGAGCTGGCGCGTTCAGTCAATCCGGTCGTGCAATGGAGTGACATTTGCCTTCCTGTTACTCCGTGCTTGCTTCGGTTTCCTGTAGGAAATGAGCCGCACGGAATGAAAACGGTTCTTATACATACGCCCAATTGTCGCATTCGACATGCGTATGGCTGGTCGTTTGAAAAGCGCACGCCGGAAATTCAATGGATGTCTGATCGCTCGCATGATGCATGCAGGCTGATCGGAAAGCTGAGGTTGGCTGCCACTTTTGACGACAACAGGAGGTCGCCTGACACTTCAAAAAACTTCACTGCAATTGCTCATGGTGCAGCGACTGAAACAGTGTCTGACCTAATTACGCTTTGTGAGAGAAAGTCCGACGACCAACGCGAGCACCTGCTTGGAAAAGCTACGCCTGAGCAGGAAGAAACTGTATTACGCATTGCGCAGTTTATATCGCTTGTCGCTGACGGAAACGACTTAATCACTCCGGCAATTCTTGAAAAAGACCGCTCCGCTTACTCCTGTTCAGAGGTGTCTGCGAGGAAGTGGATAGAAGACCGCGCAACAAGAGTATTGGGTCGCGGATTTGACTTAGGAAGAAAACTCCAAGAGCAGAAGGAATGCAATCCGCACTGGAGGAATCCGCACATGGCGCTCTTTCACACAGGCGAGGGGCGAAAAAAGCCTGTGCTGAAAATGCGGTCTGGTTGCGTCGTTGTGCCTCGCCATTTGTCAGATGTCCCTACTGGGTTCCTTGCGCAAGAAGTGCCTGACTGTGATCGCGTTCGCCAGGCGGCATCACACAGGCGAGCGCATATTTCTAAGAAGCTGCGGTTTGAGGTTCTGAACCGCGATTTGTTTTGTTGCCAACTGTGCGGACGTCGGCGGCAGGACGGCGTGCAGCTTGAGGTAGATCATAAAACCGCTGTCGCACGTGGCGGTGCCAACTCAAAGGACAACCTGTGGACGCTTTGCCACGACTGCAATAACGGCAAGAGCGATAGCGATCTTCACGTTGCATAGGAGTGCCAAGCATGAAGCCATACATCACAAACACGGACGGCTCGGTTGAGTGGCAATGCAACGAGTGCTGCGAGCCGATCCTGCTGTTCCCAAAGGACGCGGTGACGGTTGTCGTTGGAGAAGGCGGCGTTGTTGACGGCGTGCTCTGCGAACCGTGTGCAAGAAGAAAGCAATCAGAGGAGGCCACGGATGGCACAGCACAAAGTTGACATCTACATGCCGCTCTACGTCAGGGACTTCCTGACGAGCACGCTTGGCTGGTCCGCCGAGGAGCGAGGTCACTACCTCACGCTTCTGATGGTGGCGTGGGATCGAGGCTCGCTGCCTGCGGAGCTTGACAGCCTGGAGCGGCTATCCCAAGGCGTCACAGCAGTCTGGCCCATGCTGGCGGACAAGTTCCCGGTCGGCGAGGACGGCCAGCGGCGAAACGCCCGCCTGGAGCACCACCGTGAGCGGTGCGTGGAACTCAAGGAAAAGCGGGTTGAGGCGGCAAGGCGGGCAGCCTCGGCAAAGGCTGCGGCGATGGCAGCGAGAGCAAACGCAGAGCAAACGCAGAGCAGACGCACACCAAACGCAGAGCAAACGCACAGCAATCGTGACGCAATCGTTATCCATCCAACGTCAACGTCAACGTCAACTTCTTCCCTACGGGAAGAAAGAAATACACACACTACACACGCGGGCGGGATTTCTGATTTCTCAAAACCCGGCTGGGCGGCAGATGAGTGGGATCGCTTTGCAGCCGTCTGGAACGCCACAGAACGGGCGACGCCGTGGAATCACCTCATGGCACCATCGTCGTGGGTAGACCTCGCAGCGGCTCCAGGGTGGCTCAACAGGGCACATGAGGCGCTTGCCCGTCTGCCTCGCTGCCAGTGGTTCAGCGATCCGGTCGCCGTCACCAGATTCTTCGAATACGTGGACCGGATTCTTGCCGGTGAGTTTGACCACGCGAAACAAGACGTGAAGCGACGGGTGCGGCAACCAACGGGAGGGAACCTGTGAAAACTTGGGAGCAGAACAAGACGACGATCAACCAGCTCTGGCCGACGTGCTCGTTCACGGAAGAGGAGAAACGTCTGTGGGGCGACGACCTTGGCTCGCTTGACCAAGACGTGCTGTACGACGCGATACGCAACGTGAAGCGAACACGCGACACGCAGTGGCCGCAGCTGAAGTGGATGCTTGATGCGTACCGTGAGCTTTCGCACGCCAAGCGTCAGGCGAAAACACACGCAAAGCCGCCAGAGCCTCGGGTCGGCGTCAACGTGAACGAAGACGAGAACAGCCGCCTGGCTGACGACTTCATTGCGTACATCGATTCGGCTGCACCGGCTGACTATCAAGACATCCACGACCGCGTGCTTGACAAGCTTTTGAAGATGCACAGCCGCACAGCGTTGCGTGTCATCGCTTACGCCAAGAAGCGACTGCTTGGAGAAGGACCGAAGTTTGGACGGGTGGACGACAACGGCGACATTACGCCATTCGGATTTGGAGGTGCATCATGAGCACTGAAACAGAACGCCAGCCCATTACGCCACGCCAGCAGGAAGTCTTGGCATGGATTGACGGCTACATCGACACGCACGGCTTCTCGCCGACGATTCGCCAGATCGGCCACGCCTTTGGCTGGACGACCAACGGCGTGATGTGCCACCTACGGCCCATGAAGAAAAAGGGCTGGATCACTTGGATTGAAGGCGAGGCACGGACGCTCCGCGTGATCGGCGGTGACGCATGAGCGAGGAGTTTGAATACCTCGGCGCGCCGCTTGACGTTGTCCAGGCCCTCATGGATCGCGCGTGGGACGACGACATCAGCGACGACGACCGGCAGCTGCTCGAGACAGCCGCCAAGACGCTTGAGCACACGCTTGACAGGTGCTGCAAGCTGGCCTCTGTCATCGAGAAGACGGAGGCCGGGCTGTGACATTCGGCGAATTGTTCGCTGGTATTGGTGGCTTTTCGCTCGGTCTTGAGCGGGCCGGAATGACATGCAAGTGGCAAGTGGAGATCGACCCGTATGCAACCGCAGTCCTCCGAAAGCACTGGCCCGACGTGCCCAAGCACGACGACGTGCGGAAGTTCCCGCCAACACACACACACACACACAGGATTTCAGCGTCGATCTCATCTGCGGTGGATTCCCATGCCAAGACATCAGCGTTGCCGGCAAGGGTGCAGGACTCTCAGGAGCGAGGTCCGGTCTTTGGAACGATTTTGCTCGGATCATTCGCACAGTTCGGCCCAGATGGGTGGTCATCGAAAACGTCCCAGCTCTCACTGCTAGAGGGCTCGGAACCGTTCTCGGCGACTTGGCCGAAATCGGGCTTGATGCGGAATGGCATTGCATACCGGCTTCAGCCGTTGGTGCGCCGCATAGGCGAGACAGAGTGTGGATTGTGGCCCACGCCGAAGGCGTCAGCAGGAGGCCCAGACTTCGCAAAGATGACGGGGCGAGACAACAGGAGACCTGGAGCGGGATTGAGTCTTGCGACGATGGCAGCCATGTGGCCGACTCCGACTGCGCACGGCTTCGACATTGCGGACGTTCCTGCACTGCTTGCGAGGCGAGAGCGGTGCAAGGAAAAGAACAAGAACGGAAACGGCTTTGGGCTCACGCTGAACCAAGCCGTCAAGGTGGCAATGTTCCCAACTCCGACCGTGCAGGACGCCAGCAACAACGGCGGCCCCAGCCAATACGAGCGGAACAGCCTGCCATTGAATGCAGTGGCTGGTGGGAGTCTGAACCCGAAGTGGGTCGAGTGGCTCATGGGGTTCCCTCTCGGGTGGACCGCCTTAGATGTCTCGGAAACGCCGTCGTCCCGCAAGTCGTCGAAGTCATCGGGCGGGCGATCCTTGACGCAGAAGCAAGGATGAACGCATGAACGACATCGCCCTCATCTTCGTCGGCTCAATACTCCACGCTGCGACGTTCGCGGCTGGCATTTCTGTTGGTATACGTCTCAGAAAGGACACGAGACATGACTGCAACGAAGGAACGAAGAAAGACCACCAGTGGTGGCATACGCCTGTCAGCACCGGCGCTGAAGGAAGCGTTGGGCTCGGTAGCCAGTGCCGTACCGGGAAAATCCCCGAGGCCAATACTGCAGAACGTGCTCCTTTCGGGCGCGGTTCTGTCTGGCAGTGACTTGGAAATTCGCATTGACGTGGAAGTGGACGCAGACCCGGCCCTAACCGTGCTGCTGCCACGCGACCGGCTGCAGGCCATCCTTGGCTCTGTGAACGCAGACGAGATTACGCTGACTCCTAACGGTACGTCGTGCGTCATCAAGGCCGGCAGAGGCGAGTGGACGCTTCCTACTGAGGATGCCGCCGAATATCCGACTTGGCAGCCTGTGGCAGTCAAGCAGCTTGTCAGGCTCCCAGCAGACCAGTTCGTGCGTGCTGTACGTGGCGTCGTGTTTGCTACCGACAACGAGAGCAGCCGATACGCTCTCGGTGCGGTACTCATTGAGGTGGCTGGCGACGTTGTAACGCTTGTGGCAAC